GTGTAACGCTCCACAACCGTTTGGATGGGAGCGTTCTTTTCTTTACGATCTTTTGATGGATCTACTTGTAACCCAACTAAGAGATAATCACATTGTTCTTTTGCTTCTCGCAACATTTGAATATGTCCTGCATGAAGCAAGTCAAATGCACTACAAGTAAAACCTGTTTTCATTTATCCACCACCTTGGAAAGTACCGTCTTTTGATCTGTACCAATGCTTTTGATGATGTATGCGTCCAAGTAGATCTTGTAACTCATTCATCTCATCACGAGATTGTTCTGATGCTTCACCTTGTGCAATTGCCAAACCTCTACGTCCAGCCTTTGATCTGAGTGCCGATTCTATAACTTCAATGTCTCTTACTGTAAGTTCAAAGTTATTGTTGGGTTTCATTTCTGAAACCGTAGTTGATATCTTTCACCGTTCGATCTAAAATCAATAATACTATGACTGTAGACTTTTCTTTCGACATTAACATATGTGGTTTTATCTTCACAGACACGTTCTGTACGATATCCAGTGATTCGACGTTTACCCTGTTTGTTATCTGCCGCAATCATACCACCAAGAACTGCACCTGCCGCTGCACCTTGATCATTACCAGATACACCTTTACCAAGGATACCACCTAAGATAAGTCCACCAAGGATATCACCAGAGGATGCACCACCACCTGTTCGTCCATAGATTGGGATTTCTTGATCGTAGCATTCATATCTCGTTGTGGGTGTTGATTCGGTTACTGTCCTATATTCATCCCATACTTTACCTTTAATACGTTCTTCTGCCTGTGCAGATGTTGCGATTAAAAGAGCGATAGCTGTTGTAGTAATATATTTCATGATTTATCTTTCTGTGTGTCTGCGATAAGTTCTGTATTTTCGATCATCTGTTCTTTAATATCATAAACCATTTCGCCTTTGATCATTCCGATAATGGTATTGGTGAGATCCACCTCAGTTCTCAAGTAACCGATTTTTGAATTCAGTTTCTCAAGTTCTCTGAGGTAGAACTCTAATTCTTTTTCCTTACGAACTTTCTGTTCAATAATATCCGTAATTAAAATGAGTTTTCCTTGGTCACTCATTTCTTCTTTTTCTTGTAGTTCTTTTTACGAGACTTAACGTCTGCAGTTGCAGAAACTCCAAGAGATCCGATTGCCGCCATGTTACCTTTAAAGATGTGCGTACCAACGTGGTTGATATTCATCCATGGACACATCCATACCTTCAGACCAGCTTTACGTGCATATTGACAGAAGAAATAGTCTTCAGACAAATAACGTTTAGTCTCTGGATCAATGATACAATCAAAGTACGCAGTGATGTTACGATCACCGTCGAAGTTCTCAGTGCGTACGTGATCTGGTTTGTACTCAAGTTCTGGATACGCTTCACGATACTTATCAAAGACTTCACGTCCAATTAACATGAAACCTGTTCCAGCTTCTGATACTTCGATTGGTTCGTTCAGTTTGAATTCACCCTTCATACCACGTACTGGATTGAATACAAAGTCAGATGTATAGTTTTCTAGTGCGAAAGGACTTTCGTCTCCACGTCCTGCTTTCGACGCAACTTGAACCTTTTCCCATGCAATTGTTTTCTTGGGATATGGGCCAGTCATGACGTTATAGTTTTCTGGATCGTGTACTGAGAGACCAAGTAATGCAAGAACATCTTTAGCATTGAAGTGGATGTCAGAATCAATGAACATCAAGTGCGTACTATCGGAGCGTAAGAACTCGTCGACGACATAGTTTCTTGCACGTTGTACAAGACTTTCGTTAAACAGATAGTAGAATCGAATCTCAATACCTGCTTTGGTACAAAGCATTGCAAGATCGTTACAAGATTTAGTGAAAAGTCCAGAACAGTTTCCGCCGTACATTGGTGTCCCAATGAAAAGTTTATAACCACGCAACTGTTCTGTAGTAATTTTAATGTCCATTTAATTCTCCATAATAAAGATGACTAACAGTATTTAGTCAGATGCCTCAACAATATCTCGCTCATCACTATCTAGACCAATGTTCTTGATAAGTCCATTATCATCACGAAGAACTTTCTTTGCGATTGCATATGCAACTGATTCACGTTGTTTTGCACCCAACCGATTTTTAGTCAACTCGGTTTGTTTTGGATACGTCATAACAAAAGATTGGAATGCTTCTACGATCTCTTCTTCTGAATAAGAAGTATCGACGATATCTGTTCTGTTCACTTGCAATAACCACGCAAGTCCTGTCAATAGATATACTGAAACGTTCGTTTCGTTTGCATAAGATGATTGAATGATAGAAGAAGCTGTTACGATTTCTTCCTCACTAATCGGTTTCATTTTTAAGTTGAAGTTTTTCTGAAGTTCGGCAAAACCACCAAGTACCTTCCCATCTGGGTTAAGACGTTCGACATCTAGGTTTGCATTCTTTAGTACTCCTAGTAGGCGCATTGCCTCTGGATCACTGTATGCAACCTGAGATTTGAAGATCTCTTCTGGTTTCATCTTTTCGTTCTCCGCATTACGGATCTCGAACTTACGTGCTTCGTCTTCTTTACATGCATTTTCCATCATCAGTGCATTGTGTCTGAAGGTTGATACTGAGATCTCTTCTAGTCCACATAGACCGGCCATGATACAACGACGAAGACCGTCCCAAGCATATTGTTTCTTGTTTGGACGGATTGCAACATCAATTGCACCGGCAACACTACTATCGTATCCACCAACTTTTCTCAATTTCTTGAGAATGAGGTTCAAACGAATCGCACGTTGATAACGCATATCAATCAGAATATCTCTTAGAGGAACCGTGTTACATTCGGGACCATAAGGTTCTGCTTTGAGTGCATCTAGTGTTTTTGATTTTAAATTGGAAATTTGCATGATGGTGTCTAGAATATCTTGTACAGATACGATACCATTTAGGGATGCGAGATAGCCTGATACGACAGACATTTTTGTAGATTTGATTAAAACAGTCATGTTTAACTCCTAAAGTTAATTTTGAATTATGATATTCGTCATGAATACCGTACATCTATTTATAACAATACCACAGTTGGTGTGGTTTGTCAAGCCCTATTATAGTTAGGGATCTTCCAGTTCACATCGTCGCATTGTACGTTGTAATACTGTATCCAATGGTGAGTTGTGTCATAGTCGATATCTACGTCACGGTCAGTAACTTCGACAATAACTTTATAACCTAACTCTTTCCATTCATTTATTCGTTCTAGTGTATAGATTGCAGGTTGGGCATTGAAAATCCCATACTTATCTTCTGATGTATCACCTTCGGCAGCAATACACAAGTCTTCCATATCTATAGTTATCAGAGTCATTTAAACAGTCCTTCAGTGTCAAACTCTGGGATATCTGGCATACCATCTTCCCAAACAAATTCATGATTATATTTCTTGTAGTCAGTCGTTGCAAAGAAGTCTTCCATGCAAACTAATTCAATGCCAGGCACTTCGTGATAGATCTCTGCCATGCGTTTGTAGTTATTCATTAACTGATCGATACACATATTAACGAAGTGACCATGCATATCGCCTTTGACTGTCTTCTTAACAGTCTCTTCATTGTACTCTGTGCCGACATGCATTTTCCAGTGAAAGTCAAATGTTGTTTGTGTTCCATTACGTAGAGGATGCAAGAAACCGTTTTCACCGAACTTACCATTCGCTCTGAGTGCAACCCAACTGAGTGCCTGCGCTACCCAATCACGACGATACAACAAGTAAACCTTTTCACAGGACTTAACAATATCAATATCATGAGTGTTAGGTAATGGGTATCTCCAGTTTGGTGTGGTGTGATCAGGCATCAACTTAAAACAAATAGGGTCACGTTCTTGTAGACCTTTGATGTAAGTGCGTGTGAAATCAAATCCATTCTTTTGACGATCATCCCACTCTTGAATTCTTGGATCGTCTTTATGATTTGTTCTGATCTTCATCTCTTGATGATACGCTTCAATACCTGCATAAGGCCAAGGGCGTTCATGGCTGAACAACTCACCTTTATAAGGAAGGTCATGCTCCACTGATTTTTGTAGTGTGAATGAAGTACTCCCTGCTCGGAAGTTTGTTAATACGCATACGGTTTTGGTCATCTAGTCCCCCAAAAAATTATCTAAGCTATACTGTACTGGTCTGTCATAGTTCAATAGCAGTAACTCTTTCTTCTCATGTTGATTTTCCGTATAGTTCTTAGATGACACCATAGTGTATGTCAGATCCCATTCTTGTTGATCCCAACCAGTGTACGCATTCCTCAAAGTCTCATTAGAGTTATATGTAATCATAATCATATTCTTAGAAGCGTCCACTACTTTGTGGAAATCTTGGTGGTCAAATGTATCGTGCATGTCACCTTTGTTACCATAGATGAATGTCTTGATGTCGTAAGGTGGATCTGCAAACACAAAGGTATCTTCATCATCGTCAAAGATTTCACTACAGTCTAGATTGGTAATCTTCCAGTCTTTCATCAAATGAGAAAACTGAGGTAACTTTCCAATCAATCGATGATTAAAGAGATCACGAACTGCATCCTTACTAAAAGACCCAGTCGTTTCTCCAAGACCAGAGAAAGAACATCTATTCATAACATAAAACTGCCAAGCAATGTCAAACTCATTCTTTGCAACAGACAAACCTTCACGCATGACTTTATAGTAATCTAAGTGCGCTTGTAGGGGATCTGATGCATTCAACAATTCGTTTTTAACATCGTGTAATTTCTTAGCGAGTTTGTCACCTTCTTTTTGAAGAGTAATCCAAAAACAATACAGGTTGTAGTATTTATCGTTCACATGCATAGGAATGTGTGGGAACTTCTTTGTGAATGCAAAAGCACATGAACCCCCACCAAGGAAGGGTTCACGATACTGTTTGATCTGTTTGATAGGTAACTGATCACCATCAAACAAGAATTGCACTGCTCTTGATTTACCGCCTGGATATCTCAAAGGTGTCTTTAGGTTATTCAAGGTTCAAGTTACTCCACTTTTTTAGTTTCTCACGTTTTGCATCAGCACATGCGTCAACGTTTTCCCAATCTATTAGACCATGATCGTGCAATAGGTTCAACATACACATAAGATCACCCACTTCTGATTCCAACTTTTGGTTGTTCTCATATCCGAAACGGATCATCTTTGCAGCTTCGATTGCAACTTCTGAACACTCTTCCATAAGAATTACCATCAGTTCGTCACGCTCTGTTATTTGATCGTTACCCATTATATCATCCTTTATACTGTTTGTCAATAGTTAATAAACGGTTATTGATATCCGTCTATCTGTTATTCCATGAACTGTATGCCATTTGTCTACTTCGATTTCGTGCCATTGATTTGGTTCAATAGATATTTCGTTTATCTTTTCACCAAACTCACTATCGTACCATGCAGTAGAAACAGAATCACCACCCGACTTTATAATGTAATTAATCGCAGTGGTTCTGCCACCGTCTATATGAATAGGTACATCGTCTTGTAATGTCTGATAACATAACTTATTATATTCTGGAAACACATCTTTCAACCAAAAGTACAACTCGTCTTGACAGTCATGTATCGTATACTTGTCGGTATACCCACCAAAGAAGTTTTTTAATTTCAATATCTCATCAAGAGGTAAAATAATTTCTTCTGGTACGGCAGGTATATCCAGTCTTTTAAACATAGTGCGTTAAATGATCCTGTAGGAACTCTTCCAGTTGTGGTGCTTTCCACCCCTCTGGTTTCAGTACCTTACCATCTTCACGCTTGCGAACTTTACCAGTCTCTGGATCAATCTTCGCAAAGTTTGTTTTCATAACTTCATCCCAGGCACCCTGTCCATCCATACCACCTGCACGAATTGCACCAATGGTTACGACAAGGATATCAACTAATGCATCAAGTTGTTCAATCTTATCATCTGCAGCTACTGCCTCGACAAGTTCACCAACCTCTTCATCAATAAGAGAGAGATACATTTTATAGTTGTCTGCACTAGGTGGTTGATCACATGCTTCTGCAAACTTATTAATATCATCAAACAAGGACATTAAACGGCAACTCCTGCAACTGATTTGAGACGGTCAAATCGGAATGATCTCCAACCATTTGATTCGGTATCCCAAACAACTTGGATCTCTTCGTTCGGAGCACGATTGCGATTAATCTCATCATCAGATGCGACTGGTGTTGGTAGGAAACTTTCCTGCAGAGTTGCACTCATCTTACGTAGAGTTCCATCTGACTTTTCAAATTCTACTGCAACAATTCCTGTTGTCAGTTGTTCTTTCAATTTTTGTTTATCGACCATTGATGTTTCCTTTCAAGTTTTCTATCATATCTTTAATGCGAAGTTTTTCTTTCTTCGCTTTTATAATTGTGTATTCTGGTGCTTTCTCAGCAATCAATGTTTCTACTATGTTGTGTTGGTGCGAGTGACTATCTTCCAGATGTTTTAGTCTGCGTTCAATCTTTTCCACAGTTGCCTCCTATACAAAGAAATCTTCTAGTGTGTTTATCTTCTCTGGAACCCAACCAATCGCTTCTAGGATTGGTTCAATCGGGCCAAGGAAAACTTTCTCGAACTGTTTCTCGTAATCTATGTACTGTTGCAGTTCGAACTCTGGTGGTAGAACGCCTGGGAATGAGATCATATTCTCTTTCACTGGGTTCGGTTGTTTCAGATAGACAAACTTAATCTTGTCACCTGATTGGATCGATTCGTATCTCTTGTCGAGATCTTTCGACTTGAGGAATTGATTGAAGAGGATACATCCACGCACGTGCATAGGACAACCCTTCTTATATCCACCTTGATGCATATAAGACTCGATACTATTCGTACCAGAGTTCTTCGCAATATCTTCTGGTGGTAACTTGTAGAACTTATCCTTGAACTCTGCGATGAAGTCCTGCACGTTCTCTTCAGTACCTTCCATAATAACCTTGAAAGTATCTTTGAGTTTGTCACGACAAATCTGGGGAGTAGAAGAACGTACTGATTCGAGACCAGTAACAGATATCTTAGGTGTCTCGTAGTGAACACCTTCAGAGTTGAGTGCATTCATGATGTAACGTTTCTTCGCAATGAACACAGACTTGTCAGTGATCTTCTCACGTTTCATGAACATAGCTTGACGGTAAGATCCCATGATCTCAGATAGTTCTTGGTAACCCTTGTCTAGGATCGCTTCGATCTTTGTTCCACAGATCTTGTCGAGGAACTCTTCACCTTGTTTACGACTGATGTCAACCGTACCGAACACCTCTTCAATCAGAGGACCGAAGTTTACGTAGATAGAGTCAGTATCGATGTAGACGATGTAGTCTTCACCTTCTGTCTTCAACAGTTTGTTCAAGTACTCGTTCACAGACTTCTGCGCCCAACGAATAGACAACTGACCTGAGACAGTGATCGCTTCTGCGAATTCCATAATGTAGTAAAGGAAGTAAACGTTTGCAGTCGCACCATACAACGAGTTCATAGAGATCTTAATAGACATCTGCGAGTTGTGAAGTTGCGTCACTTGAGACTTGAGTTTCTTGATCATTGCAGGATCTGTCGCATCTTCAAGTGTCTGTTCGACCTTCAACATCTCTTTCTTAATCTCAGAACGACGACCATAGTACTCATCAATGATCTGAGGAATGATACCAATCTTCTCATTAGAAAAACAAACACCGTTTGCCGCAACTGATACAGATGGATCGGGGTTCTGGTAATTACCTTCCAACACCATGTCCTGAGACACAGACTCCAACCGTTGTTTCACCAAAGTCTCTGGTGACATATTGTACTGCAACATCAAGTGTGGATACAGAGAGTTCAAGTCAAAGGACACCACCCAAGGGTGCATCCCAACTTTAGGATCTTTCACGTAACCACCAACCAGTTCATCACCACGTTGACCTGCACCATCTTTAAGAGGTGGCGCAATACCGTCATTCAGAAGACGACGATAGATCGTTGTCTCCCAGATACCCACAGTACCGAACGCATCACGCAAGTTAACACCACCACCATACGCCATAGTCATAACGAGGGACATCAGTCCAGTCTCGTCTTCCATGCGTTGGATAAGTTGTGTGTCTTTGAGGTTATAGTCCAAGTAGAGTTGGGGGTTCTGTTCGTACAATCCAGTAAGGTTACCATACTCAGAGTAGTCAAGTTTCTTCTCACCCAACACAACGTGTGCGATGTGATCCAACTTGTACGTCTCTTGTGTACCGTACTTGTATCCGAACTTTTTGAATGCGTCCATGTAGTCGACAACTGAGACACCTGAGATAGTCCAAGTACTCTGAGGTTTACCGTACATCTCACGTGAAGATTGACGGATGTTACCCCAAGGTGAAAGTGACTTCGCAGTGTTCTCACCCATCAAACGAATGATGCGTGTCACAATGTATTGAACGTCAAAGTACTCAACGTTCCAACCAGTAACGATATCAGGGAAATCATTCTTCCAGATCTGAATGAACCGTAGAAGTAAAGCTTTCTCAGTATCAAACTTCATGAACTGGATGTCATCAGGATCGATCCCAGTGATCGTTGCATCTTTGTCGTAGTCTTTACGTCCCAACAAGTGGTAGGTATCAGACTTAGAAGACTTGATTGCAATCGACGTGATCTCTTTGTCTGCAGTATTGATATCTGCATAACCATCACTGATGTCAACCTCAATATCAAACGAGAAGATGTTGATGTCTTCGACGTTGAACTGAATGTCGCCTGGATATGTTTCTTGGATGTACTGTGCAACGTAGTTAGTTGTACCACAGACTTTGAAGTTGGTCACATCTTTGTAATCTTCTACAAAAGTCTTCGCTTCCTGCATGGAGTCAAAGGTCATCTTCTTGAGAGGGAAGTTACCTTCCAAGGAACGGAAGTCCCCTTCACCTTTGGCAGACTGCAGATATAGAGATGGTTTGAACGGAACCTTACGAGAGAAACGTTTACCGTTCTCGTAACCTCTGGTCAATATCTTTTGACCAAACCGTTCTACGCTTGTGTAGAAGTTTACCACTATAACTGTACTCCTGATTCTTGTGTGATCTCTGTCATCTTAGTAAGTATACCAGAAATCATGTCTTGTGTCAAGAACCCTTTTACAGTATCCCCATCTTCTGTCACACCTTCTAGAGGTGTTTGTTGTTTATCTTTGTAGACCGCAATCTCAAAAAGACCCAATTCGTTTCCATAGGAACACTCGTTCTGTACGATAGATAGTTCATAACTATCGTATGAGATTCTTGCCTGTATTCCTCGTGGAACTTTTGTTGGTTTGAAGGATATATCGGAGTATTGCATGATGCACGTCCTTTAGGTTTCAGTTCCGCCTAGGTTTATACAGAGGGCTTGTTGTCCTGTTTTAAAGTGTCCATCACCTTTACCAACATCAACAGCGAGTTTTTCTCGTGCATGGAAGCACTCAATCATATCGTCATGTTTAGTCACCAACTCCACATATGGAACGGTATCGTAAAAGTATATAAACACCAATGCCCACATTGTACTACATTCTCCTTAGATTGTCAAGCTGCAATTTCACTAAAGTTCTTGACTTTGTTAAACTTGACGTGTGATGTAAACTTATCACCAAACTGATCACCTCTGTGAGATATCACAAAGATATTGTCATCTGTATTCAAGTTATGCAGTGTTTCGATCAAACTATCGATACCTGCACCGTCCATTGCACCGTCAAGTGTCTCATCTAGTAGAAGTAGGTTCGTACTCACACTATTACGCAGTTTGGCAACTGATCGCCACGCAAGCATGATAGACAATGTAATACGAAGTTTCTCACCTTCTGAGAATGATGCATATGAAAACGTGTCACGGAAACGAGACTTGATCACTTCATTGAAGTTCTCATCTAATCGGAAGTCTACGAACAGATCAAACGCACCCAAGTATTTATTGATAAGTTTGTTCATTACAGGAATGTACTGTGCGATAATCCTCGCCTTGATACCACCGTCTTTTAATATATTCGAAAGGACACCTAGTACTGACTGATGATCTAACATATCTGTACGTTCTGTAACCAAACCATTTAATTCGTTTTGAAAACCTTTTAGTTTAGATGTATCTACTTCCTCAACCTGTTGTTCAGCTTTATCAAGATCACCTTTATAAGATAGTAATGCATTCTTTGCAATTCTGATCTCACTACGGTTCTCTTTGATTTCCAAGTTCTTATTCTGAACTTGACTTTCTACTTCTGTGATGTCAGCAAATCTTCTTTGGTACTCTTCGATTCGTTTATCGATTTCAACCATACCGCTTTCAATTTTGATTTTCTTGTCTTCTTTTTCTTTAACAACTGTCTCTTTAAAGTCATGTTCAATCCCTTGTTTACAGACAGGACAATTATCGTTGTCGTGATAGAAGTTCAAGTCTTTCACAAAGTTACGTAGGTTTTGACCAAGGTCTCTACGTATATCTGTTGCTTCTTTAATCTTCTTATCTACATCTGCCTTATCAGAGATTTGTACGTACAACTCATCGATCTGTACTTCAATCCCTTCGATTATATCTTTACAGCTTTCAATCTTTTCGATATGAACCTGCATCTTCTCACGGATCTTTTCTACTTCTACCTTGCGGATCTTTCGAATTGATTCGTTATGATCTTTCGCACTATCAATGCGTTGTTCTACCAGTTCTGTTTGGTATGAGTTCTCTGTGAGACCTGTACGGTTTTCAACAATACGATCCTTCGCAAGAAGGTTCATAGTACTGAACACTTGGATATCAAGTAGATCTTCGATGATATCACGACGAGTACTCGCAGGTAGTTCCATAAAAGGAACATACGTTGCACTACCAAGTACAACAATCTGGTTGAACGATTTATAGTTGATACCAAGAATGGATGATTCCAAGTATGATTGGTAATCCTTTACCGCTGCATCTTGATCAACGAGTTTACCATTCTTGATGATTTCAAATAGGTTTGGTTTCATACCTCTGCGAACAGTGTACTCCGCCCCACCAACAGAAAAGTCAATCTCTACTAACAATTCTTTCTTGTTAATAGAGTTCATCAACTGTCCCTTGTTGATCTTACGGAATGGTTTACCATACAGTCCAAACGTGATAGCATCTAATAGTGTAGACTTACCTGCACCATTAGTACCACTAATCAGAGTGGATGTATTTCTGTCTAACTCAAGTTTAGTGAAGACATTACCAGTGGATAGTATGTTCTTATAGCGAACCTGCTTAAATTGTATTCTCATCCAAGATTCAACGCCTCAAAATATAATTCATTAATCAAACTCTTCACCTTTACTTTATCAACCTGAGTGTCTAACCCATCAATGTACTGATACAATATTTCTTTTGTATCTTTAGTTTCGTCTAAGATCTCTTCTGCACCAACGTTTTCGAGGTTCAACGAATCATCAATTGACTTGATATCTGTTGCGCCACTGTCAGCTAGTTTGTTCATGAACAAGTCATACATGTACGCATTCGTGCGATTCTTCACGATAACCTTAATGTACGCATCTTCTAACATAGACAAGTCGAGATTATTAATATCATCGATACTCATATCTTCGTCGTCATAATCGATCTTATGAAACATTCTATACGGATTTGCAATGAATGTCAAGTCTTTTGTTTCAGTATCAAAGATATGGAAACCACGTTTACCTTCATAGTCCGACCAAGTCATCTCATAAGGTGCACCAAGATATTCAATATTGGAGTACCGTGATGGGTGGTGGAAG